CCCCCTAACTGTCCTGCCATCATACCAGGAGCTCCAAACAATGAATAGCAAAACAAAAAAACTATGGGAAGCACTCGTTGAAGCAACAGTTTTTGAAAATCACGAAGATGCCAAGGCAGTATTTCACGAATGCTTGAATCTCAAAACTCAAGCCATTCTTCTTGGTGAAAAAGAAACAGACAAAGATGATGATGAGGAAGACAAAGACGAAAAATCTGATGCTGACGATAAAGAAGATGGCGATAACGAAGATGATGCAAAGGATACCAAGAAAAAAGGATTTCCTTTCAAGAAAAAAGACGACGATGAAGACGAGGGCGACGAAGATACCAAATAATTGAGTTAAAGGAGAATACAAATGACCCCAATTTTATTGGTTGAAGAGTTAGCCCCAGCACAGTGCAATATTTTTCTGGAATCATCTGCGGATAATAAAAGCATGTGGCTTAATGGAATCTGCATGCAAAGTTCTATTAAGAACCGTAATGGCCGTAATTATCCGCTGTCAGAAATTTCCAGTGCTGTAGACAGTGCGAAACAGCGGATTAAAGAATGCAATGGAATTTTTGGTGAATTAGACCACCCTCAGGCATTGACTATTAATAGTGATCGCATTTCACATGTCATCACAGAAATGTGGATGAATGGCAACAATGCATACGGAAAGTCAAAATTACTTAATACCCCAATGGGATTGATTGCTCAAGAATTATTACGGAGTGGGGTTAAGATTGGTGTATCCAGTCGCGGAGCAGGTAATGTTAATGAAAGTGGTGATGTCAATGGATTCCAATTTATCACGTACGATATTGTTATCACACCAAGTGCCCCTGAAGCATATCCTGGATTAGTTTACGAATCCATCGAGCGTGCACGCAACGGCCAACAAATCTTAACGTTAGCCGAGCAAGTACGCCAAGATCCGGCTGCTCAAAAATACTTTAAACGTGAAATTTTAAACTTCATACAAAACGGATTATTTGCTAAAAAATAACAAACACCAAAAAAACAGGGAATTACGTAATTCCCTGTGTTTGTGCGGGATTGCTTGTCATCCCCCTAATGAAACTATAATTTTTCACACAGGTACCATAAATAATAACACACAAGAAACAAAAAGTTAAGGAGACTGAATATGGAAGAACTGCTCAAAAAACTTCTAGCTGCCGAAGTGTTGACAGAAGACACTCGTGTAGAGCTTGAAGGTGCTTTTAAAAAGCAGCTTGATGAAGCGATGACTGCTGCCCGTGCCGAAGCACAAGCTGCAGTTACAACAGAATTGAATGCACAATGGATCAAAGACCGCGAAATTTTAATTGAAGCTCTTGATTCAAAAGTGACAGAATTATTGACTGAAGAATTAAATGAACTTCGTGCTGATATTGAACGATTCAGGGATCTTGAAGCAGAATATGCCCAAAAGATCGTTGAAGCTAAACAAGCACTGAGCGCAACAATGAAACAAGATATTGCTCAATTAATTGAAAAACTTGATTCATTCTTAGAAATTCGGTTAACCGCTGAACTCGAAGAATTACGCGAGGACATCAAAGTTGTCAAGAATAATGAATTTGGTCGCAAGGTATTTGAATCTTTCATTGATGAATTTAAAAAGCATTATGCTGGCGATAATTCAGTTGAGAGCAAACTTACCGAGACAGAACAACGGTTGACCGATACTATGACCGCTCTTGTTGCTGCTGAGAAGAAAGCAAACAAGCTCGAGCGTGTTATTAAAACCGAAAAAGTATTAGCCCCACTTTCTGGCCGTGCTAGGGAAGTGATGGAAGCAATTCTCAAGAGTGTTGAAGTTCCAGCTCTTGAAGAAGCATACAAGACCTATATCGGTCGTGTGCTTAAAGAAACCTCAGATGCACCAATTAAGACCTCAGGGAAGGAAGATAAAGTACTAGCTGAAGGTGTTAAAACGACAGAAGTAAAAGGAGTAGCAAAAACCGGTAATGACACAGAACAACTAAACGAAGACCTCAGAAGTCAGCAACGTGACGTAGTGTCAACATCTGGTTTATCTGCGAGCGACAAACAAGCGCTACAAAAACTCGCAGGCGTGATTGCTTAATCAACCATAATTTTAACAACCTTTGAAAAGGAAAACCAAAAAATGAACGATTTATTCGAAAATTGGGCAGAAGCCAAAGAAGCCCTCCTTTCTGGTCTTGATACATCCAAGAAGCAGATTGTTGGCACCCTTCTGGAAAACCAGAAGAATCACATCTTAAACGAAACCGCAGCCGGTGGATCAGTTGCAGCACACGACGTTGCTGGGTTCCGTAAAATTTTAATCCCGATGATTCGCCGTATTATTCCTGGTACAATTGCTACCGAGTTAGTTGGTGTTCAGCCAATGCAAGGTCCTGTTGGTTTAGTATACACCATGCGTTATCGTTATGGCGAAACCGTTACAGTTCCTGCTGCTGGTCAACCTGGTAACCCATGGACCGCAAATGGTTCTGATGGTGCAATCACCGCTGGTGATGAAATGTTTGGTAACAACCCAGTTCTTCGCCAATTCTATTCTGGCGCAGCTGGTAACGTTGGTGGTACTCCTCTTGCTCAGCCAGCTGGTGCTAGCGGTATTACTAACGCTGCAGCTGATGAAGCTGGTATTGAAGCAGCTGCATCCCGCGGCGCATGGCCTTCAAGTCTTCCTGCTTATAACACCGCAGCTTTCGGTCCTTATGGTCCTGATGCTACTGGTCAAAGCTATGCAGGTCGTCTGTATGGTGGTTCCGGTTCCTTCATTGAAGGTTCAGGCGGCCGTACAGTTAAGTTAGAAGTTATCAGCCAAGCTGTTGAAGCTGGTTCCCGTAAGCTCCAAGCTGGTTGGACAGTTGAAGCTATGCAAGACCTCAAGTCTCAGCATAACCTCAATCTCGAAACCGAATTGACCCAAGTTGTTTCTGCTGAAATCGTTCAAGAAATCGACTCAGAAATCTTGTCTGACCTTATCGCTCTTGCTGGTACTGTCGGTACATACGATTACGCAACAATCGGTCTCGGTCCTCAATATCAGCCTGCTTACCTCGGCGACCGTTTTGCTAACCTCGGTATTGTTATCAATGCTGTGTGTCAAGAAATCGCTCGTAAGACTCGTCGCGGTCCAGGTAACTTTATCGTTGTTTCTCCAATGGTTGTTTCCATTCTTCAGTCGGCTGCTAAGTCAGTTTTTGCTCCTGCTGTTGCTGGTTCCTTCAAAGGTCCAAACAACTCGATGTTAGTCGGTACTTTGAACGGCACAATCAAGGTTTACAGCTATCTGTGGAACCAAGTTGCTGGTCTGGGCGCTGGCGTTAACGACGTCATCCTAGTTGGTTACAAGGGCGGAAACGGAGAAACCGATACCGGTTACTTCTACTGCCCATACATCCCATTGATGAGCTCTGGTGTTATCATTAACCCTGTTACTTTCCAGCCTGTTATTTCTATGATGACTCGTTATGGAAAAACTGCTTTCACACAAACAGAAACCAGCTTAGGTAACAGAGCAGACTACTACGGTAAGATTAACGTTACAAACTTCCACTTTGCTTAATCACTGCAGTTACACACCAAAAAACCCCGTTTTTACGGGGTTTTTTATTGTCTGGTGTATGTAAAAATTCCATTAATCCAGTTTGTCGATATTTGAAAGTTACAATGATTAACAATGACACATAAATACCACATCACGTTTTTATGGATTACTTTACTATATGGAAAAAATGACCTTTAAGCAGTTCCTCACTGATAGTAGGAGCCAATTAATACAAGCAATTGATAGGACTCCAGTATCATTAATAGAGTATGAAGTTCGTAAATACTGTGCGCTGGCAGTTGGAGAAACTGAAGATGAAAAAATATTAATTGGACTTAAACCAAAAAACAAAATATTAATAGAATGGCGATATGATAATTTGATTAAACCAACTCCAATATCCATTACTTTCTTTGGGTCAAAAGATATTGAAGATAGTGAGAAATGTACGACTTTCCTCACTGGAGACAAACTACAACAATGGCTTAAAAAACACGCAGGAGAGGGACGAAACAATGGTCACAAAATTTAACCTATTACAAAAAATACACAACGAGTCCAAAACAGAAACCACATTTTCTAACAATGTATTAGGACAATTAAAACACATGAAAGTGTTAACCGAAGATGTTACTCATGTTCTTGCCGCTATTGCCACCGCCGCCAATTCAAATAAACCATTACAAATGGCCAGCGCCGAATCACTGGCTGCATTTTTGGCTGGCGTTGAGATGTTATCTCAAAAATTACCATCTTCCAAAAATGAACAAACAAAGCAGTCTGTACTACGACTGATGGCAAATATCCGTATTAATCCTGACCAATCTTTATCAACTAATGTTCAACCGATTGTTGATTTGGGAGCTAGCAACCCATCCATAATGAAACGATATGTTAATATTCTCAAAATGTATGAATATCACCCTGATCAAGACTCCGCAGAAGCAGTTTCCCGTGCTGCCAGACTGTTACAAGGCGAAATTGATAGGGCGTTACGAATGGTCATGTCACAACAACGAAAATAAACGTTGACATAATATGTGGAATCTTTTATAATAATAAAATTCCCCATACCCTGCCAATTATCATATGTATACTCTAACCAAAATCTTAGACGATATCATCTATGGAAAAGATTCATTCAATGATAAAATGGCTGCGCTTCGTGACATTGAGCCCTACATTGAGCAACAATATGCGTTGGGGAAAA